CTTGTGGAAAATTTACCACTTAACCAATATGAGTAATCTCGAGTATCGAATGAGAGCGTTTGAGGCTTACCACCTCCCCCAAATCTCTAACCTGAACATTTTTGCTCGACTTTTCCAATGGTGTGCTGAGAGAATCCCTTGCTGTGGTGGTAGCGAGGGATTGCTTGATGATTTGATGAAAGAGGAACGTATGTTCCAAGCCGTGTCATCCACAATGGTTACTTCATCATTGACCCATTATGGGTTGCATCGCATTCACGAAGATTACATTGAGGACGTGTTTGACTATGAGTCAACTTTCCCTGAAACTGACAATGTTGTCGAGATTGCCGATGCCATTGAGTGTGTCAAGCGACGTACTATCGAACTGCCTGTGTCAAGCAAGGTCGTGTCCGAAGTGAATATTGCCATTATTTGCAAAGTTGGTGTCTTACCTGATACCATTGCAAATAGGCTTGTCGTTGACAAAACTGCACGTATCATCATGAAGAGTGTCAATTTCCGGAATGAAGTCACAGTTGTGCATTTACCGCACATTATTAACTGTTATTTCAATTGCCGTGAAACTCAAGAGATTGCCGGTGGACGAAGAGGCCGGTGCAGTAAGTGGTTGTTGCGAATGATGGGATTTCGTATCCCATCTAGCACAACTGCCTAGTGGTGCCCGTTGATAGTTGAGGGGTTTGATTCCGTCTCCGCGGTCAAACCAATCGGATTAGTGAAATCCTACAACGGGAATTTAACGCGGAAACGTCGGTGGGTGCAAATTACAGGTTTAGCACCACCAACCAAATTGGGGGTATTCAACAACAATTTGGAAAATGGCTATCGCGCCTTTGCTGAGAGATATTTTCGATGTAAGATCGGAGATTCATTTGAGCACGCTCTTCCAGTTAAGAGCAGTGCCTTTGAATCGGTCGCTTTATCGACATACTTGGAACTGGTGAATGATAATCTTGAGCTGGCCCCTGTGCTCACTACTGATGAAGTAGTTGATGCGTACACAGGCACCAAGCGCAAGGTATATTCACTTGCCAACGAAAAGTATGGTATGGATGGTATTAGCAAAGGAGATGCGGAGCTAAGAAGCTTTGTGAAGTTTGAGAAGTGTGACTTGACGAAAGCACCTCGAGTGATCAATCCCAGATCACCCGTATACAACTTATGTTTGGGTAAGTTCTTGAAGAAGAATGAACATGCTTATTTTGATGCGATTGCAGCAGCATTTGATCAAGAGCGTGTTGTGTTCAAGGGAATGGATTGTTTGCAGTCTGCGACAGCCATGGAGCATGAATGGGATCAAATGAATGACCCAGTTGCAATTGGAGGCGATGCTTCCAAGTTTGACATGCACGTATCCCTTGAAGCACTTACCTATGAGCATTTGATGTATATCCGACCTTATGTCGGGAGTTTGCTGGAAGCAAGATCCATATACGAGAGAGTCATTGAGGAAGATTTCAGTACAATGACATACCATACGGAGGTAGAGGAGTTGTGTTGGCTATTGAGCCAACAATTACACAACTTGGGAACTGCTTACTTCGATGATGGTAAACTCAAATTTCAGATGAGAGGGACGCGTGCGTCCGGTGATTTGAACACCTCACTCGGTAATTGTTTAATTATGAGTGCCATGACAAAAGCATGGTCGATTACAACCGGGGTCCATGTTCGTCTAATCAACAATGGTGATGATTGTGTCTACATTGTCGAACGCGAAGACGAGCGGAGGTGGCGTGATGGGTTTGAAGAGTTTTATCGTAACCTAGGATTCCGCATGGTCTTGGAACCAACTGTTGATGAATTTGAACAGATTGAGTTTTGCCAAAGCAAACCATGTAGAACGATTGAAGGACTTAAGATGGTCCGGAATCCTTTGACTCTTGTGACGAAAGGTACCATGTGTTTGGTACCTATACCACATTTCAATCAATTACGCAAGTGGATGATGGCCGTTGGAGTGGCTGAGGGCTCTCTTGGACGAGGAGTCCCGGTGGTGCAAGCTTTTGCTCGAGCTATGCGCCGCAATGGCAAACGATGTAGTGCTCGACACATCGGTTTAGCCTATCATCAATCCACCAGGGTGTATCATGCAGATTTGTGCGTGAATGACCTTCAAATCACGGACGTAGCACGATTGAGTTTTTATAACTCATGGGGTATTACACCAGATGAACAGATCTGTCTTGAGAAGTATTACGATTCTTATCAGATAGCTCATAAATTTGGTGAGACCGTCATATCTGACCTGGCTGACATTCGGGACGAATTGCCAGTAGTGACTGTCCCCCACCTTCTCACTCCAGTCCCAACAATATAATCTTAGTACGTCATTTACCATGCCACGAAAGAGTAAGATTATCGTTCGATTAGCACCTAAGAGTGCAAAACAAGAGCCCACAGCCATCGGCAGAGCAATTCGATTTGTCGGTGGGGCTGGTGGCAAGTATCTAGGTAGTTATCTGGGCCAACCTGCTCTGGGTGGAGCGGCTGGAACGCAGATTGGCGCTTTGGTTTCCAAATGGTTAGGATTTGGTGACTATCGTGTGTCTCGGAATTCAATTTTGACTAATAGTGCTGGTACTATACCTGCCATGCACAAGAACAATCAGTCAATTATTGTCCGACACAAGGAATATATTGGACCTGTTACTAGTTCCATTAATTTTTCCACGCTATATGAAATGCCACTTAACCCGGGAATGGTAGGTACCTTCCCTTGGTTGAGTCCAATTGCTCAACGCTTCCAGGAGTATGCTTTTAAGGGAGTAGTGTTTCACTACATTCCGGCATCTGGAAGTGCAATTTCAGGCACAAATCCTGCCCTTGGCACTGTTATGTTGCAGACAACTTACCGTGCATCTGATACTGGTCCCACCAGTAAAACAGAAATGTTGAATGAGTATTGCGCGAGTGAAAATGTTCCTTGCGAAGCCTTTATTCACCCTATTGAATGTGATCCACGCGAAAATCCATTCAATATCCATTATGTGCGATCAGCTCCGCCACCGACTGGTGAGCCGTTGCTGAGTTACGATCTTGGTAAAACATTCGTTGCTGTTCAAGGACAACAAGCGAATGGCAGTTATCTTGGTGACCTTTGGGTTACCTACGAAGTTGAGTTCAAGAAACCAATTATCAATTCTGATATTGTCTCTGGCTCTGGTCTACTCGCTAAATTTGCGAGCCCAACAGCAGCAAATCCTTTTGCTACACTCTCTTCCCTGACTGGTGACCTCAATCTGGTCTTTGCCAATAATACGATTACTTTCCCACCTGGTTTGTCAGGTGCGACGACAGTTATCATGCAATTTGCAGGATCTCTAACATCGTTGATATACGTTGGAACTACTTCAGTTACCAACGGTGATATGGAGGCTATCGACACTGATGGAAATAAGGTTATGTCTACCCAGGTTTCCGCCGCAACAAACCCACCTATTACTGGTGGATGTTTTGTTTTCCGGTTTAGGAAGCGCAATCCAAATCTGGCAGCAGTGCTTACTGTATCGCCAAATTGGACTTTTACTGGTACAATTACATCGCTCAATGTATACATTTCTCGTGAGGCTGAGTAACCTCTTAATGCTCATCAAATCTTACAAATAAACAATATGTAGTATGACTTAAAACTTCCCAGTCCGACGACAGGGTCTCACATGTGCCGATGCATGTGATACGGTAGCCTTTGTCGTTCGAAAAGCACCGGTGGGATGGTTGTGTGATCAACCTGGTCATGTATTTCTCTCATGTTTTCTTTTCTTTTCTTTTCATTTCACGTCTTTCGCTCACTGTATAGTGGTTCGAGCGTTGAGTTCTGTTAGTCCTCCGATTACTAACAATGCGACCATAAATTTGGGTTTGGCCGTTTCCCCATCATTCACAATTTCAACAGTGCGG